CCACCCATACCTGCAACGATGATGGTTTCTTGATACGGAACAAGCATTCGCTTGACTTCTTCCTCCATCTTTTGGATCTTAGCATTGAGGTCAACATTTTGAGATCCTTCTGGGAATAGCACGGTGTAGTCATCAGTCAACAGTATGTCAATTGCAACCATTTTGATGCACACTTCTTTGATCGTCTTGTCGAGATACCGTTCGCCATAGATGTAAGACACCTTCAAAGAATGGTTTTCGTAAAACGGATATTGGTTGTTGAACATGATTGCTCCATTGTCTTCCATCGACCACCAATCGTATTGGCGTTCTTCATCATTCATGTCAATGTTCAAACGTTGTTGCTTGATGACAACATCAGTTGCCAAGGCAGCCGTCGCTCCAACTGTGAGTTGCTCAACGACTGTAAAGGTGTTTCCTGATCTGGAACATCGAACCACATGAGTGGTTGCTCCAATCGTGAAATACACCAACCCTTGGGTTTTGGTAAAGGCCGATGCATCAGCGATGGTGAATTCCGATCCAGCAACAGAAGCGATTGTTGCTTGAACCGCAGTACCCAAAGAAAAAACAAACACATCAGGATTGGTCGTTGCGATTGTATTCGATTCGCCCTCTTCTGTTGATCTCAACGAGGTGATGACAATTTTTCCATCTCCTTCGTCGCTATTTGCAGTTGCCAAGAATTCATCATTGACATACAATTGAGATCCAAATTCCTGGAGACTTCCGATAGCAATCGCTGTTCGAGAAGTTGCATCATCCTTGTTGATTAGATTTGAAATGTTTTGAGCGATTGTCTTTGCTCCAAAATCGGATTGCCATTGAGTTGCACCCGTTCCGTTTGTCAACGTGGCACTATGAGGGGTTCCATTGCAAAGGAAGATTTTTTCCGTACCTGCTGCCCCCAAGTTAGTTGGATCTTTGACCTTCATGCACGTCCTTGCTCCTGCCAATTCTCGATAATAATCGCTCTGCCACACGCCAAGGCGAAGGATCCGCTGAATCGCACGATGCCTCAAATAGACCGCACCAACATAATCCGTGTAGTATCGCCTTCGATATGGTTTGAAAGTGGTGAAATTTTGATACTCATCGGCTACAATTCGAGGACGCCACGCCATACGGCAAACTTGATCGATGTAGTCTTGCTTTTTGCGGATCAAACTTTCAACATGAGATCTGGTTAGTCCTCTTTCCTTGCTGTTGGTCAAAGCATGATTGATTTGAAGTTGAGCATTTTTTGCTGTTGTGAAGGATGTAGTGTCGGTCAATTCTGTTGCTCGAACATGAACATTTCCGCTCCCTCCGCTCACAGCGTCAAGAACGGTGTAGGTTTTGCCGATTGGATCGTCGTCATCGTACACGGTGATGCTCGTAGTGGAATCCATTTTCCATCTGCGATATTCAGCACCGCTGATTGGGATGTTGATCATATCCGAACCCCATGATGTGTTTGCAGAGAGAGTGATTGGATCGGGCAGGGGCAATTGCAAGAACTCTGCAACCTCGTCAGCCGTACAATACACCAGAGCAGTAGGATCAAGCGGTGAACTTGGTCGATGTCCAGGATTGAATACTTGAGGCATTATATTCCGCTCCGCACTTCAACTGTGGTGGCTCCCCATATTGAAATGCATCGGGTCGCCACATACTGCACATCGAGGCGTCCAACAAAAATGCAACAGTCCACAGGAGGTGCAACGAGTGCCAGATCCTATGTTTTGGATGTTCCTTCGCTCTTTGTTATCCACTTTCACAAACTTCTTTTGTGCGGTTGCCATGTTTTCACGGCTAAAGGGAGATTCGTCTTCGGCAACAGATCCTGCGTTGGTCATGATCTCCAACATTCGGGATTGCCTTCGCTTGTTGATCTCAATTGATGTATCGAGGTCAATGTGGCCTGTCTTCATGCGAGCCAAGGGGTTTCACCCCCTCATGCACGTCGTCCAGATACCGTAATGCGAACTGTGTGAGTGGAAAGGTTTGCACCGCTTACGGCATCCAACGCTGCGCCATCTGCGCCAGCCTCGAAACAGTCCAACTTTTTGTTCGTGTGATCGTATTGCCAAACGTAGCCTGTGTTGCCTCCGTCAAGAACAACCGATTCAACGATTGGCACATAGGAAGAAAGGTCAAGGGCTTCTCCGCCAGAAGCGAAAGAAGTATCTGGGGTGATTTCAAGGTGAACCGTAATGGTGCTACCCGATACAGACTGTCGGCGTGGTTGGTTGATCGTCAATGCCATGTTAATTCCTCATGTTGCTATGGTTTATATCCCTTGCCCAATAATTTGGTCATTCCATATAGATAATGACTCGAATAACCGAACCAGGATCAAGAATTGTTCCGCTTCCAGGATCGACATCAGTCGTTATGCGTACTTGACCACAAACCAAGCCATTCCATGCGGCTGGCTCGTTGATCACAGTTCCGCCCGATTCTGCTGCCGAAGTGGTTGATACGGCAAAATGTAGGGAATTTTTCGATCCAGCAGTACCTCTGTTTGATCCTGGGGAAACTTCAAGCAAAGCCACTTGACCTGTTGACGATCCCGTGTAATTCAATTTTCCAATTGTATCAAAGTAAGGAATCTCAGTCCCTCCACCGTCTTCAATGTCCATCAAAAATTGGAGTTCGCCAGTATTTCCAGATCCAATCGCCAATGATGCTTGAGATGCATCAACAACGACTTTGGAGACTTTTCCATTAAGAGACACCAATTGCGTAGGATTATCTCCAGTAAGTGTGATCACGTGGCGATTGACACGGCTTCGAGAAAGGTAATTCTCGCCATCAGTAATGGATTGCCTGTTGTTCGCCATTTAGATCCCTCATGCCAACTTTTCAAGCAGATCGGCTTTCTTGTCTCGGTTCGAGGTGTCAATGCCTCGTTCCTTGCACAAAGCCATCAATTTGGCACGGGATAATGTCGAAAGGTCTTCAGGAACAGCAGGTGCTTCCTCAACAGGTTCGACAGTAGCCTCAACAACTTCCTTCATGGCCTCAGTCTTTTTCTCATCAGCATCGCTAACAACTTCCCAAGAAGTTGATCCGTTTTCGATGCCGCCAAGAATGCGTTCTTCGATCCATGAGGCTGGAATGTTTGTTTTGGGGTCGCCACGTGCGAAACCGTACTTTCTTCCATTGATCTCGTACTCGATATACGGCTTGCCGCCAGTATATGTGATGGTGTATCCCAAAGGGAACACCTCAGCGATACAAAATGGTCAATCGAACTGTGTCGCCTGAGACGCCAGATGGTGCGGTGAAGAGAACTTGCGCTCCTTCTCCACGTACCAAGGTCATGTCTTCGTGTCCACCAGATCGGTTCTCAACGCCAAGGACAGCAAGAACGGCTGCTCCGTGGGCGGTGTCGCCTTGGAAAGCCAGTCGAGTGCCAGAGGCAGTATCAGCAAGATCAAAGACGGTTGCGGTGTTGCTTGCGACGACCAAATCAATGATCATCATTTGAACTGCACCAGCAGCCGTGTTCGTTCCGATTGGGGTTTGTAGCCAGTCGGTGTTGCTTTCTTCGAGTACGCCAGCCCACATTGGGACATCAGCGACAATTGTTCCGCTTGTTAGGTTCGTGTTTGCCATGTTTCATCATCTCCATGTTTTTTTTATCCTCAGGCACTAAGATCTCGGATCTTGCCGTGTGCGCCATAGAAGAGTTGCCAGAGTTCACCCATTGTGTGGAATAGGCCGACTTGTCCAAGACGGTTGATACCGAATGGATCGCCAGTCTCGATACCAGATTCGTGGTAAAGAGTTGGTTTGGCCGTGCAGAAGTAGGTGTAGTCGGTGTCGATGAAGTATAGTCGGGAAAGACCATCATCAACAACGTCCTTGGAAGGAATGATCGGGACTCCGTTGTAGGTTGCAACAACGAATCCAGCATCCATACCAGGAACACCTTGGACACCGTTGACGGAAGGTGAAACACGCTTCATCTCGGTAAATCGCTGTTGTGGTTGGAGGAGTTGTTGGATCTTCTCAACGGTATCGTAGCCAGTTAGGATGACCTTTGGCTGACCACCACGTTCCCAAACGCTTCGGAACATTCCATCGAGGATGTTCAAAGTGAGAGGGCGTTCGTTGGAAGCACCGTTTGCACCAGCATCGACGTTGGCGTCGTACCATTCACGGGCAGTAGCACCAGAGGAGTCTCGGGTGAGACTGTATTGGTTGTGAACTGCTGCTGAACTGATGTCGTCCATTCCAGACTTCTCAACGAAGGAGGAGGAGATTGCACGGTCAATGGATTCAAAGTTGTTTCCAGCGACGGTGTTGACATCTCGAAGGAGCATCTTGTTGATCGACTCAGCGTGAGATTTCGACATTTCCATCTTGATCACAGCACGTGCATCGCCAAGTCCATCGTCCTTGTCTGCAAGGAACATTGCAGTTTCGCTCAGGTCGAACTTGCTTGCAATGGTCTTTGGCTTGGTGCTGACTTCGTGGAAAGTTGGCTTGGTGGAGTCAGGAAGGGTCCCGTTTTCAGGGAGGCCGCTTGCTTCATCAGGCTTGCCAACCACGACACGCCATCCACTCTTTTCCCAAGGCTTCTTAGGAAGGATCGAGAAGGCGTTGAATTCTTGGTTGAGTTGCGACCAAACCTTACGCCCAAAGATGGCGTTGTAGGTTCCAGTCGTGGTGGACATCAATGGTGAATCGGCTTTGAGCAGATCGGTTCCGCTGTATGCCCATGCATTTGATCCTGCGCCAGCACCGTAGTAAAGGCGTTCCATGTCTTCGATTGTTCGGATGTATCCTTGCGTCATTGTTCATCATCTCCTTTTGTGATTTCATTCTCCTCGCAATGCTCGCATAGCAAGTGCTTCTGCGGCTCGCCAACCTTCGAGATCAGATCCCATCTGGGAAAATTCATCGTGTGTTGGTACTCGGATGGAGGTTGTTGGTTCGGATGGCACAGGGGTTGCGCTCTTTTGGAGATCGACATTCTCGGACTTGAGCATTGCGATTTCCTCACGGAGAGCGTTGATTTGTACGCCGACATCGTTGGCTTTGCGAACTTCGAGAGCCTGAGCGGTTTCTGCATCATAGCGTTCTGCCCATTCTTTCTCAACGAGTCCCTTTACTGCCTCTTCATCACGGAGGGCAGCGTAGGTTCGGTATCCCTTCTCCAAAGTTTCTGGGGTAAGGGACTTGATCACGTTGGTGTTGCCTTGTGGAGCATTCATGTTCATGTGTGGGACACTTGGACCCTTGATGACATATTGGTTGCCGCCAGGACTTGGGAGAGAGGGGTACGAAGGTTCGGTTGCATCTTCGCCAGATCCAACTTCGTCGCCTTGACCACGGTGAGAGAAGCCACCAGACCCTTGTTCAGGGAGGTATGCCTTTTCCAAACCGAAGTGATCACGGAGGCCGTCGAGATCAACACCAGATTCGTGAGCGAATTTCTCAAGGGTGTCGATGTAAGCAAGAGCGAGATCTTGCTCGCCCTTCTTCATTTTGTCGTCGCCCTTGGATCCGATGGGGTTGCCATCTTCATCGCATTCGACGTTTTTCATGTCGCCCTTCATGTATTTCTCGTCAGTCTTCTTGTCGGACTTTCCTTCATTCAATTCTTTCAGGACTTCGGAAAGACCTGCTTTAATTTCGTTTAGCACTTCTGTGTTGCTCATGTTTTCATCTCCATCCATTTTGAGGATCGTGTACGCTGCTTCAGGATTGATTCCTTTCTTGCAGAGTGTGATCTCATGGAGTTCAAGGTCGGTAATCTCTCGATGAGTACCGAGTTCGGGTGTGGTTTTGGAGACACGGAATAGTGCCTGACCGCCAATCGAGAACGCCCGTAGTTCTCCATTGCGGATTTGCTTTTGCACTTCACGTGCTTTTTGGATGTCGTTGCGGATTTTGCAAACAACGAACAATCCGTGATCATCAACTTCGGATTTCCACAATCGTCCTTCGGTATCCTTGTAGTCGGAGACAACTTCTCCAACTTGAATACCAGAGTGTGCCAATTGCACATTGCGGAATGCCTTGTTCCCCATAAATTGGTCAAAGGCTTTCTTAAGAGCAGGTACAGGGATTCGATCTCCCTGCTTATCGACCATATCGACTGAGGCATAACCTGCAACGAATAAGTCGCCATTTGATGCAGCGGATTTTAGCAAGAAGTCAGAGCCATCCGCAGACCATGTTGCGGAGGAGACTGAGAGGTTTGCTGCCGTCATCAACCTTTCCTAAATCAAGCAATCCTATATGAACGCTTCTTACAAAAAAAAAATGAAATCAGTACGAGTCATCTGCCTCGGAACGATCACTCGGCTCCACTTCTTGCTCATTTTCCATTTCCTTTTGTGTTTTTCTTGGAACTCGAAGTGTGGCCTCCCCATCAGCCACATCCAACGTGGTGGATTGATCTTCTCCATCCTTTACTTTGAGATGATAAATTGGATCTGTTTCGATTGGTTCTTCCTGTTCTTTAGGATCGTAAAAGGTGGTGGCACTTTCATCAATCAACTTTGTAGGACCAGTTGGCGCAGTTATGTCTGCTTGCATACCCGACCAAGCACCCCCATCTGGTGAAATACGGTTCATGCGAGGGAACATCCTTTCAATGATGTCATCATCAATTGCCTCATTGACTGTCCATTTGTCGCCATCTTCTGTTCGCTCAATGCCATACTCTCCTGCGAACATCTCAAGCATTTTTTTGTTTAATCCCTCGACCATGCTCAACAATTTTTTAGTCGTCTTGGCCTTGTTATCGCTTGTGATTGCAGAACGAACCTGTTTCATCGTACTCGCAACATTGTCTCCTTCTTCTCCTACGCCTTCAATTGCTGGCGCACGGAGTAAAGCAGTTTTTGCAATCTTCAATTTCTTTGGTTTTCGTTTCCTCGAAGAATGAAGAGGGTTGTGAGTACCTGCGCTACTTGAAGTAAATGCGCCCCCAGATGATGCAACCGCTGTTTTGAACAGAGAAATTGCAACAGGCCCCCAAATAGGTGAATCTCTTTCTGCCTTTGCAAACAATGCATCATTGCCTTCAATTGAATCGATGTTGAAAGTACCTTGATCATATGATCCTTTGAATACAACTGGTTCAATGATGGATGGATACGCCAACTTTACTCGATTAGGATAAACCATAACTTCGGGCATTGGAGGATAAAACGCCTTGGCGATGTCCTCTTTCGCATATCGGATCCATTTGGGATGAACCTCTTTTTCCTTCATGAATGTGGACTTTGAGTCTCGAATAAGCAATTCCTCTTTATCCAAAGCATTGACTGTTTTCAACAGTCCCTCTTGATCGGTGGATACACAATTGGTGGGCATTGGGAAATGCACTTGAGGAGTTGAATCGTAAAGAGTCCTCAATGCATTCACGCGATCTTCCAAAGGTTCCATGTGCATATCTGTACCTTTGTGAACGAGCAGATCAACAACATGAAGCACACCATCATCAAGGTAAGCATCGAAAGTGAAGTCTCCTGTGATCTCACGAAGGTTCTTCCTAACATCGGATGGCAACTTTCCTCCTTTGATGTGATTGCCTTTCTTTTCAATAAACATCCGTTCGCCTTTGGGCATTTTTTGAACAACCCAATCTCCTGTAAAGCCTCGCAACTTTTCCATCTCATCAAGGTTATGAATGGTGTAAGCAGGGATTATCTTGGTTTTGAAAACCCCAGTTGCCTTGTAATCTTCGGATTTGTGAATATCTCCTGTCGCCAAAGGAGATAGGCCACGGCTATCGAGCGAACTCAATGCTTGAATGTCTTTTTGTTTTGCACCTACGGGGAGGTCGATCAACCCTGGAAGCACGGCGTCCACGTGTTTTTCATGAGCAGTTCTTTGCATGATCTGGAATGGTTCATCCGTCATTCCAAATACAATTCCTTCTTGCTTTGGATCATACTTCCATGTCAAATTTGTTGGCATCTCATGCCCCCAAAGGTGAGTATTCCCCGTATTATACACGGGAGGAGATGTTGCGTGAGACATTGGATGGACTGGACCCAAAGGTTTGACAGTCATGTTCATATTGCCCATTTCATCATAACCAGGTGCCAAAGCACGGTATGTTTCGCCCATTGCCATTTTCTTCAATGCAAAGTCAGCAGCACTTGCAATTTGTTGAAGGTTTCCTCTTGCGATCAAGGACTGTTCAGCATTTTGAGGATCAGTAGGATTGATTGCCCCTGAGCCAAATTGTTTCATGACACGCATAGCCATATTGGACATCGCTTGCCCCAAATGCATATCATTCGCTGCATAAAGTGCATTGTGAGCGTCCCAGTATTCTTTTGAAGAGGAGGGGTGATCTTCCCTAAACATCCCAATTCGAGGAGAACCCATATCGGCTTGACCTGCCAAAGAAAGCCCTAATCGACTCAACATGAGATTATCGCTTGGAACAATCATTCGACCACCTTGGCCTTTGATCTCACTTGGATGCAAAAAGTGAAGGTTTGAACCATGGCTCCAATTTGCTCTGCGTTGTTCAAAGAATTCGCTATCGCCCAACGATGACTTGATTGCTGATCGAGAAGGATGATAATCAGTTGCTGGATGATTTACAGCAACAGGGAAATGGCTTCCCCCATCATGATCATATTGCATGAAAGCGGATGCGTTTTGATTTATCAGCATATCCGATAGCCATCCAGATCCGAACCACTTTGGATACGATTGCTCAAACATTTGGCGCAGGGATTCCACGTTTCGACCAACTCCACCCCATGGCATGAACAGTTCCCACCAATGGTGGTTTGTTGATTCTTGAATACTGCCATTTTCATGAACCCACGGACTCATGATATGTTCATCGGCGTTGTTTGCCTTTGCCATCATGCCCTGTCCAAGACCAAGAGGGCTTACAGGTCCGTGCCGATCACTTGGGCGGAGCCACCAACCAAGGAGAGGCGTAAATCGTTCCCTCCAATTCCTCAATGCTCGACCCCAAGACAAACCTGCCTTTTCTTGCATTTTGTTTTGGAAATAACGGAAATCGGGAGATCCTGGTTCCGTTCCGTTCATGGCTTCCAACAAATCAAAAAACGCTTTTCGTTGTTCGTGAGTATTGTATTCAAGCCCAAACAAAAAAGGAGCAAAGCCTAATTCGGTTTTCCATTCATTGATTTTGCCTTGTTCATAATCCTCATCGCTAACATGAGAGTATCGATTCCTATCTCTTTTGTGGAGATCGTACATCGTTTCCTTTGGATCTCCATAGAACATTTTGTCGTAGTCGAGAACACGTTCTTTTTCTGCGATAGTCTGCAAGTTTGGCATCGCATAAGCAATATGGTCTGCATAAGCAGGATCTCCGTGGACGGATCCATGAAGCAGAGGACAACTGTTTGATTTGACTCCAAAGGGGTGATGCTCTCCGTAGCGGTTGTCAACTGCTGCCGACATCCAATCTCGTACAGGGTCGTTGGTCATTTTTGTATGACCTGCGGTGAAATCAGCATATTCTGGGATTTTCATCATTGAAACAGGCATTGCCGATGATAAGTCATTCATTCGGAACTCTGGCTTTTGCATACCCATAGCGAGAAGAGTTGCCATGTCTTCCTTAACCAGATCTGCGTTTTCAATTGATTTTAAGAACGGATCGAAGTTGAAGTCAACACCTCGATGAATCGCAATAATTGCGTCGGTTCTCAGTCTATCAATTTGAGTTGTCAATTTGAAACCCCCTTCAATCGGAGGCCAAATGATCTTTCACTTGCTTGATAAGACCCTCAATCTCGCCAATCACGCCTTGGTTGACCTTAGATGCGCCCTTTGTCAAAGAAGCAAGCCTCTCTTCAATTGGTGCAAGGTTTGGAATGTTTCCTGCATTGCCCCCATCTGTTAAGTGCATATGTAGGGAACTGCTTTTTGCAGTATATCCCTGTTGAGAGTAAGCAGGGATCTTGGCTTTCTCGCTAACGATTTTCTTTTTGATTCCGTCTTGGGTGTGAGGGATCCTTTGATTGGTTGTGAAACCACGTGCGATCACAGGGATTCCTCCATCCACGTTTTGGAATCGAGGGACGCTGTTCATTGAACTTGGCTCTTTTTCGTACTTTTGCAAATCGTCAACTGATGATCCTTCTTCATTGCCTCGAATGAGAATTCCACGCACTTTCGATGGCAACTTCATGTTGCCATGATTCTCATCAAGGAGTTCCATTATCGATTCTGGTTCACGCAGATCATCCATTCGAGAATCAAAAGCAACTGGATTCAATGTGCAATTGATTGCTTGATGCTCTCCGCTTCGACCAGGCATTCCACATTCTTCGTGAGGATTTGCACCACATCGAGGGCAATTATCGGATGCATCGCCTTTGATAACGGTCTTGCCTTTTTTTGGAGTTGGCAACTTCGGTGCTGGCTTTTGGCCTCGATCCGATTTGTATCCTTCTCTCGCCATTGATCCTTCAATTGCCTTTGCACGTTTCTTTTCATAGCCCGACAACTTGCCATCTTTGTCAAGATCAGCCTTCTTTTTGTTTTTGACCGCTTTCAAAAGATCTCGGACTTCTGTGAGCAATATACCCTCTTGGGAATTTGTCATTGGATCGTACCATTGTGCGCTCATCGTGATTTCACCTGTCTTTCTGCGTCTTCCCATTCTCGAAGTTGTTCGTCCCTTGACTTTAGGAACAAATCTCCACTTCCTTCAAATGGGCTTGAAAATGCGCTACTGTCAGCAACCGCTCGATTCAATGGATCAAATGTTTCATCTGCATGAGGTGTTTGAAATTTCTTCCACCCATGCTTTCGCATAATGGTTTCAGGATCATCAACGGCCTTTCTCAAGTTTGAATTCTCTTGTTCGAGAGCCTCAATTCGTTGACGCATATTGCGTACTTCGCCAACCAACTCTTTCATGAGTTCAACCTGATCTGCGGCGGTCGTGTCTTCACTTGACATCACATTCCACCTCCCATCATGCCTGGTGGCATATTCATTGGAGGTTGTTGTGTGTTTGCCGCCGCCATTGGGTCATTGCCCATTCCCATTGGAACCATTGGATTGACTTGTAAAACGGAAGCATGAGCCTCACGAATCTTTGCCGCATCTCCTTGACAGGAAAGGACTTTTGCTCGCATTTGCTCTCCTGCTGTTTGCAACATGAAAGTCGTTGCTGCATCAACATTTGCAGATCTTGCTTGACCCATAAGGGTGTTAAGTTGAGCAATTTCGTCTGCTAAAGCAGCCAATCCCAAATCGATACTGTCGATCAAGGCTTTGGCAGGAGCCGTGGAAACATTGGTTGGTTCATTGCCCAACGGTGGTGGCGTTTGTTTGCGAATCATGTCTTGAACGTGAAAGGTTTCACGCTGTTTGAATCCTTCGTGTCGGTACAATTCAAATCACCCGATGCGGTTGGAAGTATCCAGAATCTCGTCCATGGCGACTCACTCCCAATGCAACGGCATTTTCAGTTCCATTGTAATCCGATGCGGTATTATCGAATTGTGGGATTGAACCAAGGAATTGGTCGGATGCAGGTTTCTTTGCCATTGATTTGGCGAGGAGGTCGTGTGTGCTTAGATCGGATTTGAGCATCGAAAGAGCGTTCTCTGCTGCTTGCAAGTGCATAGCAATCGAATCTCGATCATTCTCTGCAATTGCCTTTTCAATCGCTTCAACTGCTGCCTTTGCTCGACGAGCCATAGGATCCATTTTTTCGATTATTCCAAAACCATTCGTCATGTCGCTCATCCTTCCCCATGTCTCACCTGTTAAAGAGCGTTCCGCTTTCATTCATCCAATCCTTTACGCTTTTTCATTTGATTCAACTTGTGATCTGCCGCTGATTCCGCTGGTGATTTGAGATCTCGTTTGTCTGTTTTTTTGGTCGCACCAGTTGGTGAACCTTCTTGACGCCGAACCATGCCTGGTGATGAACCGCCCGATTGACGGGTGTTTTGGCTGAGGGTTCGCAAAGGAGGGATGTCATTTGTCGGATCCATTGCGGTGTGCATGGCCGATGGAACAACCACCGATCCACGTGAAGGGGTGAACTCTGTTCTCTTGATGAGTATGTTTGGATCATCAATGTAGTCCTCATCAGTCTTTGCAACTTGCTGACCGCCTTGTTGACCGCCTTGCTGTTGAGCGGCAGCGGCTTGAGCGGCAGCGACTTCTTCAGGATTCGGCTCACGGAAATCAAAGTGTAGGATTTTATCGTCAATTCCATCTCGAAGAGTTGCTTCATAACCTGCTTGTTTCATCTGCATCATGTTGCGGATTGCCATTTCATCTCTTCGCAGGTGCATGATTTCATCTTCCTCTTCATGCGGGTTGAGTTTCAATTCCCATTCGGTTATGTCGAACGCTTCTGCGATTTGTGGGAAAAGAACTCGATTGTAAATGGATTGAGCGTAGGCAACAGAACGATTGCTGACTACAATCTGCATTCCCTCGTTGTTCAAGCCCCCGCCCGATACATCATTCATGAATACATTGGATACGCCAAAGAATGCTGCGATACGCTGGCGAATGTCATCCTTGATCGGGATGTATTGAAGTTCCTCCAGGGTGTCCATCATACGAACATACTCAAGGCCACCACGACCAGATTCGGTTTCAACACCAATTGTTGGAATGTAATTTGGATCTCGTTCGAGATGCTCTTGGATATTGCGAGCCGTTCTTTCAACAGTTTCCATGTTGGATGACTTGATGACCATCACGCCACGTGGCATACGCTTCTTTTGATATGCCGAATACACATAATTGTCCATCGCAATCAGGGTGTTCACTTGACGCCACATCGTTGCCACAGGACTTCGACCGTACAACTTGGATGGCGACCATTTGCTGATATGGATAACTTCGCCCTCAGTATAGACCTGCCCCTTTCCAACACCTGCCAAATTCATGTAATGAATCGGTACAACTGGCGTTCCAGTCGTCGGACACTTTTTCTTTGGGTCATTGGTTCGGAAGGTTCGATCAACCAGACTTGTGTATTGGCTCCCTCCTCGAACACCACGCTTATCCGCAAGTATTCGCATGAAAATAGGATCTGCACGGCTGATCTCTTTCACTCGATAGAACATAATTTTCTTGGTATCTGGATCAACGAAGTATTCTTTGGTGAGGATGATGTATGCGTCATCGACGATGTTGAGATCCATTTCAACCTCTCTTAGGATTTCAATGAAGTCTTGCAACATATTGTTTTGTGAAGACAACAACGTTTCCGCATATTCCAATTGCGATTTATCGGCTTTTCTCACCTGACCTCCACATTTTGTGCATTCCTCAACTTCTTGATTGTAGGTTTCATCGCATTCTCTGCATTTTACAACGAACTTAGGTTTCCACCCAAATCCTTTGCGGAATGTTTCGACTGAAAGGTGGTTGAGGATTGATCTAAGGACGACGCACTCATACGATGCTGCGTAAAGGGCAGGGATTGTAATACCCTGCAAAAGAGCAGGTTCTTGTATTCCAGATTGGAATAAAGGCATCGATGGCATTGGGGTTGTATGCCTCTCCATGTCCATGCCAATGGCTGAGAATAGCCTCTCCATTTTCTTACGATCAGCCATTCACTACACTCTCCTTCATTGTGATGAAGTCTTCATCGGACATATTCCATGCCTTCAAAAGAGCAACTTTGCTTCGAGTTGACGATTGATCATAATTCAAACATCTCAAAGCCTCTTTATCCTGATCAATTGCCTTTCTCAAAATAATCGCCTCATCTGTTTTGTTGTGAATAAATGGAATGGCAATGTCCAATGATTTGGATACTGATTGCTCTCCCTCAATAACGAGTCCATCTCCTTCTGCAATGATCCCCGCCACCCCCAATTCTTGGTTAAGAGCCGTTGCATAATGTTTGCATATTGCTGAATTGAAAGGAAGAATCAAACGGGGAAGACCTTGAGGATTTAATTCGATGGCTCCTCCGTGATCGAAAAGCCCCCCAATCAATGCCCCTGCATTTTTCACCAAAAGATCTCCTCGCTCCACATCATAAAATGTGCCACGCATATTGGCTTTACGACTTGACCCTACGGCGGATATTCCGTAAAGGAAACCATGGGATTTAATCAGCATGGAGACTTCTGTTGAACTGGCATCCAAACCATATGATTGTAGCGATTGTGCATTCATTGCACCACGGTCGTTTAGGTGTTCTGCACATTGCTTGAGGATCAAGTGTTCTCTTCGAGTCAAATGACTTTCCTTTGAAATCCGATTTGACCATGACTGATATGCCTGTTCCCGATCTGGGTCATCATTTGCATCATTCCATGACTTGACAAGCCTACGGAACGGTATCTCCAATGTTTTTGGATTGCGTTGTAGCATTGAATAATCAAAGTCGGTGAATGGCAATTCATCGATCAAGTGTTCCGATACCGAGGGGTATGATTTGAGAAGCGAGATTCTCTCTGCTCGGATCAAAGGCTTCAATACTGGAATAAGATCTTCTCGCCCTCCTTTGATGAACACGTCAAGGATTTCCGTCCCTTCCATACCAAAATTGTCTCGGAACCATGTTTTGCTAAGATACTGAGTCAATTCTGTACCTGGCTGATCTGTTGGAGCGGTGCTTTCAGCAGAATCCATTCCCTCAATACCTGATTCTTCTCTTGGGCTGCCAACTTTCAATTCATTGTTGACCTTCTTTTTGTCTTGAAGAACCTTTTTCTCTTGGAGATTCACTTTCAACTCTTGATCGATGACTTTGTTTGCATCCAACTTTTTCATCAAAGCATCTGCAATGGATTCAACACCATCAATTCCTTTGATTTCCTTAAGCACCTGCCCACCCCAGTCGTGATTGCCATTGTTCTGCATCAAGGATAACGATGTTGTCTCGATACTCCTTCGTAGCCTGAACGGAGAGGGCGAGAGCCATAACCATATCGTCGTGTCCACCAAGACTTTCCATTCGACCATTGTCGAGCATCGTGAAAGTGGAGAGTTCAGTAAGCAATGTGTTCATCAATCTCAACGTCCCTCCTTCGTCTTTGTAGGGTATAATCAGGTGGCCCCGTTCAAAGTGCAGTTGGAGGGTATGAATTAAAGCCTCTTTCTTCATTCGGCTCATATTGAATGGTTTTATCGGAAGATCTCCAATCTCGGCAAGGACTTGATTGAACGCCATTGCGAAGTTGTTTGTCTCCAATTCAATGATCACGGGATTGAATCTCGCATTCAATTCGATAATTTTGTCGATCTGGGAGGAGAAGTCCATTCCCTTTTCATGATGGGTATGAACAATGTGCTTATGCCTGTTCTCATCCATTGCAATAACCATCATGCAGGTGTAATCCGCCTTTCGATTTGCAGAGATAGCAGGATCCCATCCGATGTAATAATTCAATTCTTGATCCGTCTTCGGATAATAGGAAAGAGCAAGTTGATCGTCTTTGACTTGATTCAAAACCTCTTCGGGGAAAAGACTTGCATCGCTTGCAATTGGCTTGCAAAGATACTCTCTTGTGAATGCGATGGAGGTCATGTCATTGCGCCGATTATTCAAAGCCTCAAGCGACCAACGCTCTGGAAACAAAGGCTCTCCTGATCTTTCGTTGATCGCGGGGTACTCTCGAACAGCGTAGGACTTCAACTTCTTCAATTCGGAATACAGATCCGTGTACGAGAACGGCGTTCCAACAATGCACAATTGCGCGGTGTGGTGAAGAACTGGCAATAATGCCGTGTAAAACCATGACGAAATGTGCTTAAGTTGGGTTTGTGCTTCACTTGACAATATGTCATCAAGGACTACAATTTGAGGGTGCGCTCCACGAACTGCCTTTCCAACTGACATAGCGGAGATCGAGGATTTGTTTGTGAACTTGAACTTCTGCTTCGCCCAACCTCTTTTTGGTTTGAGATGTTGAAGTGCAGGGATTGATTCGATCAATTCATTCATTTTTTGCATATGCTCAATTGACTGGTGTTGACTGTGGGAAAAGAACAGAACTTCGGTTCCAGGGTTGTACGCCATTTTCCACAAAAGGTACACTCGATAAAAAACGGATTTGCCATGATCACGGCTTGCAATGATGCAAGTCTTGCTGTTGTTTTCCGATAAATCATACCATTCTTGGTGGAACTTGGTTAAAATCCATGGATTGCGTTGATCGTATTTGCCACAGATCTCTTCAAAGAAGTATTTGAAATCCCGACGACCCATCTCAAAATCGACTTTGGCGGTCAGTTCTTGCATCCCGTCCGACATTCATCTCAATCCTTCTTTCCACGGTTAAGGAGTCGAGCAGCCAAGTCATCGGAGGTCAATTTTTTCTCATCCTTTGCCTCTGTCAAAGGTTCGGAAAGATCCTTTCCTTGAGCCTCTTTTCGCTCTTTTGATTGCGTTTTTCGACGTTCCTTTCGCTGTGCTTTTTGATTTGCCTTGTATTCATCGATTGCTTCCATTGCTTCCGAATGGAGAGCCGCATCCATGTCTTCCAAATCTGCCTCAGCATTGTAAAGTTGCGTGTATGCTTCTTTGTTTCCTTCATTGACCAACTCAATGACTCGATAAACGTCTTCAGGATCGGGGCGAGATCCCAATCGAGGAACTTCGGTGGTTGGCTTGATCGCTTCTTCAACCTTTTTTGATGGAACGATGGTTTTTTCCTTTGGCTTTGCCAAATCAGCCATTGTCATCCCCCCTGTTCCCTTCTTTTTTGGTTTCAGTCTCTTTGATGCCGCTTCTGCCACAGGATCTGGTTTGCCTTCAACAGGTTTCATCTCGCTGCTCATTGCTTGGCTCAAACGAGCCTCTGTTGCTTTTTTGTCCTCAGCATCGGAAGGCGGTGTTGGTTGTTTTGAAGCAGTTGGCTTGGCTTTCTTTCGTTGCATATCCTGCACTATGTCTCTCCTTCTAACGTTGAATCCATGGTATGGGTTTCCTTCTGGACTTGTATCATGCATTCCTTCATCACCGATTGCCTCAGCAATGCTTCCCGCCATCAATGGTTTGATCACATTTGCAAGATTCTTGTTTGGCTTTGGTGGCAAACCTCTCATATCGGATTGCAAAGGTTTCATTTCATTTACGGCTTCAACAACGTCCTCAGTTGGCTCGATGACTTCGGATGCGGGTCTTTCGATTGGACCTGTTGGAGGTACGAATTCACTTATGTCCTCATAGAGCGATTTCGACTCTCCGTGTTCATCGTAAAGAAAAGCAGATTCAACATCGTCCGTGATCATGCTATGATGATAATCCTCAACTGGGATTTGCACAACTTCGCCACTTTTGTAGGCAATATCGATGTGCGGCGTTTCACCGCTTTCAAATCCAGGTGTGATTTCCTCTTCATTCGCCATACCAAGTGCGTCCATAGCGGAAACCTCCGCTGGAATGAGCGTTGGCCTACGAGGGGTCAATGTAGCCGTGCGAGGTTCTTCTCTTCTTGTCTCGGTTGAAGTTGGCCTTCTTCGAGTCGGCCTTCTTCGAGTTGGAGAGGCAGGAGGAGCAGGAGGAGCGGATGATGCAGATCTTCGAGTTGGTCTTCGTCGAGGAGTTGGCCTGTTTGGATTTACGCCTCGTTGCATATCTTGCATGGCCTTGAATCGCCTCATCATCTCTGGAGCGCGAGCATAGGCTTCTTGACGCCTTCGTTCACGGCCTCTTCCAAATGCTGATTTCTCAACAGATCTCCACGCGTGATCGAACGATTCAGTCATTCTTTCACCTTCGGAGATTGTGTGTTGTATTTCGCTCTTGAATTGATTTACGGATCAGCAATGTGCTTGAGAGTCGATCATGAGAGGTCATAACAGGAGACATTCCCATTGAACGTTGATTCATGCGACCTTGGGCTTGATCGTATCGCTGAGTCTGTTGTTGCGATTGTTGGTTGGCTTTCCGTCGAGCAATTCCACCTGTGGATCCGAATTGTGATGTTAAGCCCAAGGTTCCAATATCAGCGATCTTACCCATCAATGAGCGGTTCTTCATGTAAGTCTTCTCCTCGGCTCCTTTTCCGCCTTGGAGTGTTTGCATATCCTGTCCCGCTTGGAATTGTTGAGCCATCCCTTGGACTTGCGGATTCAATGTGTTTGTAGTCGTTGTTTTGACTTCTTGCGGAGATCCATCTGCATTCAAGGTTGTCGTGGTTTTCTCATCCACCGTATCAGGCACAGCGGGGTTTCCATTGGCTCCACCTGCGCCCGTGGTGTCAACGACATTTGTTGCAGGAGCCTGTTGAGTCGCTTGATCGGCAGGAGGCGCAGCAGGTGCAGCGGGTGTTTGCCGTGCAGCCATTTCATCGGCCACGTTTTGAACTTCTTCTTTTTTAGGCCCTCTTTGTGCAGGATCCACACTTGTTCCATCTGGGAAAGGTGCGCCAGCCATCTGTGAAGTTGATTCTTGGCTTGCTGTCGTGGGAGTACCTCGCTCAAGGTTTTTCATATCCGAAGCGAGTCTTTTCTTTGCAAACCGACCCGCTCTCTTTTGCTCACCAACTCTTCTTGATTGACCGTAGGACATCCCCTGACTGATTGAACGGCCCAGATTTGCGAGAGGATTGGTTTCCCTGCCGATGATTCCTGGCAACGCCTTCTCAACACCTTGCTCATTTAATCGTGCTTGTAAAATTAAATCATTCATCGAACATCACCTTTACCGTTTGAATTTCATCGTGTCGTAGGCTGAATGATTTAGCAAGGCTATTCCAATCTCCTCGACTGTGAACAATTGTGATGATGTCGCTTGGCGGTCGATTCATTTGATTTGCAACCGCATTGACATCAGTCATGGAATGGATCGAGAGTTTTTGCGTTGAGATCTCCTCTTTTGCAATCCTCATTTGGACATCCTCAAGCATATTTTTGAGGACAGTTTCATCATCGTCATCGTCGGATTTGCTGAAATTGGGGAACATGGATTCAAAGTGGTATCCCAATGTATTCAACAATCGACCCATGCGGTTAGTCTCCCCTGACATTCTCGACGCAGACGGTTGTGGGGCATAAGCGTTGGGGATTGGAATTGGATTTGGGCGAGGATTTTGGCGAGGAATCCCTGCTGCGTTCATGTGAACATTTGCGGGTGGAGGGGGAGGAGCAGGATTGATCGGTGGAGGGGGAGGAGCAGGTGTTGCATCTTCTGTTGAGACAACTGGTTGAGTTGAAGCAACTGGTTGACCTCCAACACCTGGCTGAGGTGGCCTCATTCTTCCTTCGGTGTTTAGATCTGGCTGTGGTGTAGCAGGGGGTGCAACTGGAGAAGGTATTGCCCCGCCTGGAGGAATTTGTGCATTTGGATCAACCCATGTTGGCGGTTTGCCGTCCCTCATTTCCTGTGCATGGATTGCTTGCAAAATTCGATTCCTTGAATTGCCCTTGTAGTTGCCACTATGAGCATCTGCAAATACCGAAGCAACTGTTTCATCATCCCATCCGTGATGTTGCTTCAAACCTGCAATTGTCTTTCGATCCGTTGGCATTGGATTGCTCTTATT